TTAAATTAATATTTTTAACTCCGGATAAAATATCAGGAAGTAATTCATCATCTATTTCTTCAAATAGAAATGGACAATTAATTTTAAATTTTGCATCCCCTGATTTAGTTTCAATAATTGTTTCAATAGGTTTAAAAAAAGTTTCTCGAAGATTATCTAAAGTATCAAATAAACTGTATAAGTCTTTATTGAAGAAATTATCTGTTTTTAATTCAATAGCATCAGAAATAGAATAAGCTCGAATACTCAAATAAATGTAAACTTTATCTAATAAATCTAAGGAATAGATTTCAGGTACAGTTTTAGCAATATGCCCATCTAATTCTTTATAAAATCCAAGAAGGTCATTATTCATTACATATTTGTGAAGAGAAATATAAATTTCATTAGTAATCTCTTCGCAATAAACAACCTTTTTGGAAGGTAACTTACATTTAAATTTAAACATGCTGTTAAACTACATTTCCGCCTCTTAGACTTGTTTCGGGGTCGATACTATTATCATATATAGTTGGCAAAGTTGTCGTTTTCCCCTCAGTAACAAGAGCATCTCCTAAAGAAAACGGTTTTCCGGCCATTTCCTGAACTTCATACCATTCATAGGAAAATTTAATCGGAGTCATCATTTCATCAGCTCCCATATCTCCTGCATAGTTGTAAGATTTATCGGGAATTGAAAGCGGAACACAACCTCTAAAAGTAATAATTTTCCTAAGATACGGCTGTTCTTCATTGGCTTTCGAAACCATATATTCCGTCGACTTAGATCCCCAGACATATGGTTGAGTAGTCAAATTTTGTGAATTGGTATATTGAGGATAAAATGAAGTTTGCACTAATTGTTCACCATTTCTTTTTACTTGAAAATTAGGGGAAGATTTTGCAAAGAAATAGCATTTAATATCTGCTTTTAAATTATCCAGTTGCGGATCTTCAATTAAGCCTTGATGTGCAACGGCAATAATCCATGGTTTAATAATATATTCGACTAATTCTCGGTTAGTATCAAGGAATGTAATAGACAAATCATTAAAATTAGAACGACGTCCTTCCCCTACTCTTCCCTGAATTAACCCTCCGGCATTAGGAATTTGAACAGAAGCCGGGAATGAAATGCTGACATTTTCATTCGGAATAGAAATTTTATTAGCTAAAATAAAACTTTCAATTTCAGCGATTCTATTTGAAATTGCTTCGTTATTTCCTAAAATATTTCGATAAATGTTTCCATCTGAATTGATAAAAGAAAGAAAATCATTTATATCATCATATTTGGTAAGAACATTTTGAATAGAACTAGCCAAAGAATTTGATCCTCTGGACGGATGAAAAGTAATTCCCCATATTTTAGTAAAAATAAAAGATAGACCCCAATTATTAGAGATCTTATTGAGAAAACTTGGAATTGGACCTATCTTCTTAGCCATTATGTTTTAATATTTAGTTGATCTAAATAGAGATATATGAACGGAAATATCCCAGGAATTCGTGATTTCATTTCCCAAGCTCAAAAACGCCAGTTCTTACGAGACTTTAATTTTCGTCTTGTAGCTGTTAATACTGATGCTTTGGCTTTGACTAGTGATGAAATAATTTATTGTACTGCGACTCAACTTCCAGCCCGCCAAATTGTAAATCAAACGCAACAATATATGGGGCTTGAAGTACATTATCCAGGCTCGGTAAAATATACCGGCAGCTCTGAATATACGATTAAATTTTTTATGGATGCTGACGGAACTGCCCGTCAGAAATTAGAACGGGCTTCTCGAATCACTTTCAATGATACAACATCTACCGGTGATTATAGATTTCCAAGCGCAGATCAATACGTGTCGATAAGTACAATTGACTCAAAACTTAATCCTTTAGTAACATATAATTTGCGTCATGCTTCCATAAGAAATGTTAATCCAATCACATTTAACTATGAGGATGGGAGCGGTGCGCTAGTAACTTGCGACGTTACTTTTGCCTATGTGTACTATGATACAAGTGACGGAATATCTAATGTTGCTGTAGCTCAATAATAGTTTTTATTACATAACTAACAAAATAAAAAAGCTGAGTCATTAATTTGACTCAGCTTTTTTATTAATCAACTTTTTCATCTTTGGGCCGATTTGGATAAATTCGAAAATTTATATTCAATAGTTTACATAAGCACCAGACGAGTTGTTGCTTCCAAAGAGGTGGTAATTTCTTACTAATCATATTTTTAAAGTCTATTTTTAACAGATGTTGGCAAACATTTATCAGTTATCTCAAAGATATATTCAATATCTTCATTTTCTAATTCAGGAGCATACTGAACAATATTCCTGAAAAATCCTTTAAATTCAGGTTCTGCATTTGAGGAAATAATTGCATGTTTCTTTAAATTACTAACGATAAAGTTATGTTCATCTTTGGTTAAACTAACTATTTTAAAATCAAGGTCAAAATCAAAATCAGTAAAAGAATTAGCCCTGGCAAAATACTGATGTTGAATCTTCTCAATCTTTTCTTTATTCTGGTCAAATACTTCTCGTTTAAATTTGATTAACGTATAATTTTCATCATGTTTTTCAATGACCGGATCAAATTCAAGAAGCTTGCTTAAAAGCGTATCTTCTTGTTCTTCAAAGAAATCAGTAACGGTAAGCCAAGTAGCAGTATCTTTATTAAGTTTCATTAAACAGCAGTTCTTTTTAGAATTATTGAGCTGTTCGATTAAATCATCAAAATATTCTCCCCTAAGCTTATTATTTGGATTATGAAAATAATCGTTATAATCTTTCATACTTTCAATAAGCTCTTCTTGAAGTTCTTCCGGTAGAGCAACAGGAGGCTTCTTATGAGCATTAATAACAGCCTGATTTATTTTTTCTTCAATATCATTGTCAGGATTTTCTTCTATTGCTTCCCTTTGCTGGTCAGCTTCTGCAATAAGACGTTCAAGGTATAATTTATCTTCCTCAATTTTATTTTTAATTTCATCCTTAAATCTTGGATCGTCTCCAATCATAACAAGATCTTTATCAACTTTTTGTTTCCATTCATCGATAATAGATTTAGGGGATTTTGAATTATTATTTTCAGGTTTTTCTTCATTATTCTTATAAACATTAGGATGAAGCATAAAATAATCATCACCGTCTTTACCTCTAAGCCTAATGAAGAGAGCTTCCTCCCGGACATATTCTTTCATTGCATCATTTACAAATTGATAAATGAATTCAATAAAATCATTTAATTCATGATGGTAAGAATGAAATCCAGCTTGTTCATTAATAAATTTATTTTTCTTTTTATCAAATTTATAAATGTTAACTTTAATTCCGCTAAGGTCAGGATCTTCACTATTTTCTATAACTCCTTGAATTTTAATAACTGCAGTATTTGCATCAAAAATAACATAAGGAAATTCCTTAATAGTTTTTACTAATTCTTCAATAGAAGAGATGATAGAATTATCAGATCTCCTCATATCTCCTCGTTCAATATAACAGACTAAATTGCTATACATTCCCATTGGATTCAAATAATCAACCTTTTCTAGTGTTGACTTATTCGGATCAAATTTAACATCATAAAAACAAAATATACGATCATCTTCGCAGGAAGATAAACAATTGTATTCGATAATTTCTTCTAGTTTATCTTCATGGTCGGGATAATATTTCAGGAATTCAGCTTTTTGTTCTTCAGTAATATTACTCATAGTATTAATATATATTGCGCACTTAGTTAAGTATGTTTTTAACTTTTTAAAATATATTCATTTTATCCTGATTTTATTTTGGTGCTAATTTTGATAAGTTCTCCAATTTGTTTTTTAAGAGATTCTTTAATTTGATCTTTATTCTTTTGCCATTCCGTATCTAAAACTTCAATAAGTTTAATTCCTCTTTCTTTACATCGGTTTCTTTTATCTTCATGGCAGCCAGGATGTTTGGCCTCTTTCAAATTATGCCAATAATCGCCATTATACTCAATGGCGAGTTTTAATTCAGGAAGATATATATCCAATTCCATTTTATTTCCAAGTTGTGTTTTAGAATTTTTTAAAATTTTATTGGAATAAATTGATTTAATAAATTCTCCAAGTTCTATTTCTCCTCGAGATCTTTG